GGATTGGTGTCTTGTCCCTGATGTAGTCTTCGATAGCCTTATGTACCTGATTGCCGTACCGCGTAGCCTCAGTCTCTTGGAAGGGGTACTTCTTTAAGACCTTGACCTCGTGGTATCGGCGCTGACAGCCTTCAAAATCTTTGAGGCTGCTGTGTGACCATGCTGGTTGTTTCATTCAAACTTTGCTGTGTTAATGGCTTCTGTTAATCGGTTGGCAAACTTGGTGACAAACGCTTCGTTGGAGTTAAGGCGATGCTCGCCCATGTCTTTAAGAATCGTGTGTACTACCTCGTGCCAAAACGTATCTGTGATCTCTTCGGGCTTGAACTGCCTGCCCGTAATGTTACTCGTTCGACCTAGTTGAATACGGCGGTCATCGTAATGAACACGCCCTATGACAGACTTGTCTAGCATAGCCTCGACTACCTCGACTGAGTACCACCTACGACCTACTCTTATTTTTGTTGGTAACTTCATGCTTCTCCTTGTTAACTCTTGGCTAACCCATAACGACGGTGTGCGCCACCGTCAGCGTCCAATGGAATGCCCGGCATATAGGGCGGCTCCATAGTCATCTGCGCTAAGACCCAAGCCTTAGCCTCAGACACCTCTGCATCAGGAACCACAACGATCTGTTCGTCGTGCACTGTTCCAGCCACAAAGTATCTCTTGGCAGTACGCACCATACCATCTGTCATTACGCATCTCGCTACGCCCTGCGTGACATTGTTGGTTATCTTGCCTGCATATATCTTAGTACGATCTTGGCCGTATGTCCACTCGACCTGCTCTTTATTTGATTTCTCGTCTGTGTACCGCCTAATATTTAGGTCAGGATACAACAGCTTCATGCCTGATGGAAGCTCAATCTCCCCCTTGCGGTAGGTCAGGCACTTGTGCTTGTATTCCTTGCCCTTGTACAGCGACGCGTGGATAAGCTCGGTGTTGAGCGCCCAGAAGTCAACCACAGGCGTAGCCGTAGCCCTGTACTTGTCGATGATGGCCTTGGATGCTAGGCAGTGGATGACTAGCTCCTTGGTTGTACAGGTGTGCGGTATTGCCCTGAGCTTCTCAACGTTGACTTCCCAGTCTAGGAACTTCTCCGCGGCTTGTTGCGTAACGCCCAGCTTCTTTGCGAAAGCGAGGTCGTAACGTTGAGGCGGTGCCCCAAGGAACCCTGTGAGAAGTTGCGATGCAAACGCTGCCCAACCGAGGCCGTACCCGCACCCAAGGAGCGCAGACTTCGCAGACTGCCGAAGATCTGGGTGAGTTTCTTTGGTGAGATTTGGGATGTTAAACATCTGAGCGCCGAAAGCGGCGTAAGGGTCACCACCTGAGCGGAAGATGTCGAGCATGTCTGTGTAATCCGAAAGCCACGCGAGCACTCGCGGTTCAATCTGTGATAAGTCCCCCACGACCAATTGGTGACCAGCGGGAGCCATAATCGCTTTGCGTAGGAACGAACCTCGCTTGAGGTTCTGCATGTTGATGGCCGAGCCACGGCTTGCTGTCCACCGGCCAGTTTGTGCTCCGTAGTAAGAAAGAGGGACTGGAAGCGCACCACGCTGGCTAATATCGAGGAATCGCTGAGCACGGGTTCTCTCAGTGGTCGATTTAACCCGAAGACGCGCTTCACAAAGAAGGGCAACGTCTTCACGTTCACCGTTGAGTAGCGCTTGAAATAGGGCGTCGTTCTTAGCAAGGGCAAGTGTTTCTTTGCCTGTTGTCTTACTAACCTTGGTTGGCGGAACCACGTTGAGTTTCGTAAGTAGTGCAGCAAACTGCGGGTTCGACGCCAGCGCAGTTTCCACCACGTCGAGTTTCTGTAATAGGGCTTCACGGGTTTCTTTCTCCTCTAGTATGGCATCGGTCAGCATGTTGGGGTCAAGCTCAAGGCATGCACGGGTGTACATCTTCAGCGTCATGTCGATGAGCCGAAGTTCCTTGGACGGATACCCGACAGCTAAGCGGGTAAAGATCTGCTCACACAGCCATACATCGTGCGCACAGTAGTCGGCTAACTCTTTCTCCATCTCAGGCGTTAGCACCCAATGGCCGTTGGTGTTGTACACAGCGTTGCCCTTTGGTGGTAGGCGAAAGTCAATCGCCAGCTTCATCAGCGAGTTACCAACCTCCACGCCCCTAAGAGCACGAGCCATGGAAAGAGAATCAAAGACAAAGCTTGGATGCCAGTCATATACCCATTCCAATATAGATATATCGAACTGAGCGTTATGAGCCAGAACAGCAGTAGTAGACTGAGGATAGCAGGCCAAGATGCGTTTGAGTTCATCTCCTCTGTACCACTGTGTTGGCTTGTCTGATCCGTACTCGTGGATGCAGGCTCCGAATGCTTTGAATCTTGGGTCACGTATGTACTCCTCCGTTGTCATTTTGCTTAGTGTGTAACCTATTCCGGTGTCCCAGTAGGTCTCGAAGTCAATCGTGATGATCTGTTTGTATGGCTTACTCAATTAAAATTCTCCTTGGGCGGTGCGCCTAGGACGTTTAGAAAGCCGAAAAAATCGTTTGCCGCCAACATGAGTTGCGACGCCTCCATCTCGTCACAGTTTAGGGTGACGACTCCTGCTACATTATCTTCAGCGCGTCCTATGATGAACACGCCCTGCGCTTTGCCGTCGCCATAACACATGATGATCTTGTGTATAAGTAGTTTGAAGTGCGCTTGCTCTTCGTCTGACATGGCTTCGACACGGCGCTCCAGTTCTTCTTGGGTCATCATGTCTTCATAAGCCACTTCTTTTCTCCCTGAGTAAGTGTTGTAGTTCATCTATGTTGGTCTCCCTTGCTATGTAAGTTGTTCCGCCTGCGTTGTGTATGCGGTTGAGTTCAAGGTCTTGCAGGGCTGTTGTCTTGCCACTACCCGCCTTGCACTCAATCGCAATGAAGTGTCCGTCCATGCAGGCTATGATGTCCGGAATACCCGCCCGACCAAAACCATTGGCTGGTGGCATGAAGTGGTAGATGCCCAGCTTGTCCAGCACCTCACGCACCCGCTTCTTGACTTTGGATTCAGGTGTCGCTGCCATAGATCATGCTCCTCCACATTGATACAGAGGGCATGTGGTTGTGCGACTTGGTTGGCGTTGTATAGCCTTGGTGTTGAATCCAACCAATCGTCTTGAGCGCTCGTACACCTGACACCCATACATTAGGATGTAGTGTCGAAGGTCTGAACAGTAAATGCTTGCTACAGTATTCCCTGAACTCATCACCAAGTACCACGGGCTTGGACATTAGTAGATCCGCAGACAGTTCCAAGTAACGCTCGACAAACTCGGGCTCAATTCTGCTTGCTTTTTCCCAACACTTTTCAGCAAGGGCGATTGCGTGCTCCATCCTTGTGTCGTTCATACTACTTCCCCTGTGTTTCTATTAGTTTTGTCAGGTAGTGCTGTGCCTTCTTCAAGTCATCGACACCACCCTTGTCTCTCCAACGGGACACGTACTTTATTACATTACCTTCCAAGTAGCCAATGTTATTTGAGACGATGTAGTCCCATGGCTGAATGGCTTTGTTCTTGTAGTGAGTACCCGCTACCTGTATTTGATTAGCGCTAGTCATTGATCTCTCTCCTTCGTTTTATAAATGAGGCATCAGCAGGATTGTTGATGCGCGCAAGTTCGTTGTCGTAGTACTGCTTGGGCATGGGTGCTTTCTTTTCAAGAAACGTACGCAACCACTCAGCACCGCCAAGTTGGTTGAATATGATCCACTGCCTGTCAGACATTCGTATGTTCCTGAAAGTTATGGGTTCGGGGGGCTTGGGTCTTGGCATGCCGCAACACTCCTTTGTTTAGCCTCTACACAATCTTTGCAGATGAATCGTCGTATGCCCTCAATGCCTTTGCCCATCATCTTTTCTGAGCCGCCTTGACGAGGCTTGTCTTTCTGACACTTCCAACACATCAGCCCTTGGCGGTTTGCCCACTTCCTAAAATTCTGGTGCGGGCTAACTGCAAAATTGTTGCTGTCCATAACACTAAACAAGCCAGTGCCTTTCATGTTTTCATCTCCCGCACGTACGTGGCAAAGCTGTGGGCTGTATCACCAAAGGCAATCCGCATGGCATCGAACTCCTGCGCCACCTCTTCAAGCACGGCGTTGCGCACAAGAGGGTCTGGCTTTAGATACCCTGTGGTCGTGCCAAAGATATTGTCGAAGTCATCTTTGTTAAAAAGTGTGTCACTCATTATTTTCCTCCATGATTTCCATAAGTATGCAGTGCTTTACTATGTCCAACACGCCCAGCACAGTTGAAGCGTGTATCGAGCCTTCGTATTTTTCAATAGTCTTGCAAATTTCTTGGGTCAGACCCTCAATCAGTTCGGCTTGCAGTTGAGTCGAGTTCAAATCAACCTCCAAACATTTCTTT